AACAATCTGTCACCTTGGCGCAGTTGTTCCAGTATTTGCTCGCTCTCTTTGGCTCGTGAGGTCATTGCAACCATGTCCTCGCCACCATAACCACGCCTTGCAATCAGGAGAGCATATGCAAGGTCGCAGCACAACCTTTTGAGAAGTGCCTTGGATTCATCAGTCATACTCAGCAGGTCAGATAGCTTGTACCTCTTACCTGCAAGTATTGCACTATTGATCATGCCAGAAGCATCTGAGAGGGCGGTCTGTGTGACCGCCCCCGCAGTGGTGTTTCCCTTAAGATCAACCTCGGATGCACGTGTGTCGTTGTCGTTTACAAGATCACCAATGCGCCTAAGGTCATACCTCTTAAGCAAGTCGTCAACTGATGCATGTGATGCCATAGTTAAGCAATCGAGTTCTTGAAGTGGAATGCAGTAACAGGAGCAACAACTTCCACACCGTAGTCTTCCACGATGCGTGCATTGATACGCCTGTTATCTGGATCGTCCTTCTGTTCCACAGTCATTTCTTCGTAGGCGAAGATGTGCGCAGTGGAGTAGGAAGGAGATCCTTCAAAACCCACCAAATCACCGGGGCGTGCAAGGACAAAAATATCATCCTCTCCCAGTACATAATCGGCGGATCTGGATGCGCCCTTCTTGTTGCTTACTCGCACAACATCTTCAATGATGATGTCGTAACCGTACAACTTGTCAGGCAAACCATACTTGCCGTTAATGCTGTCAGAATCACCACGCACCTGTGCAAGTGCAATGGGGGATTCCTTCAGGTAGGTATGAAGTTCCTTGCTGCGTGAGATGGCATCAGCAGCAGTTGGGTTCATGATGATGCACATGTCTTTGGGACCACATGCACCAAGGGTGTCCTTGTTGATCTTTCGAGCAACTGCATTGAGTGCCTTCTTGAACACAGGTCCAGCAGATGTACCTGTGTTAAGGTCACCGGAATCACCCTCATTGAGGGCCTTACCACCTGTATAGGCGTTAGATGCAGTAGTGCAATTCTGAGATGTGATTTCTCCATCAGTGCTTGATGCAAGGAGTTTATCCCACACCTTTACAGTGCGTGCTGTCATAGCCTGCTGGGCGTTCATTGCACTGTAAGATGCAACAATCTTCCAATCGGCCTGATCAACAGCCTTATAACCAAGTCTGAATGGGAACACGTAACGAGTGGTGTTGAATGACAACCATTCAAACTTCTCATTATTCCACTCGCCGTGTGGAGCATCATTACCATCGTGCCATACGTGATCTTTCAAATCAGCGTATGCTACACGAGCAGCTTGCTCAGCGTTGAGTTTAAGGTAATAACCTGAAGACTTCTTCACTGGAGTAATGGTTACATACTTGTTCAGTGGGAAATCTTTTGGGTTACGTGAGAACGATACTACTAGCTGCCCAGTCGCATCAAACGAGGGAATATATGTATTATTCCCTGAAGGAAACTGTGCTGCACTACTTACGATATCAGCCATTATTAGTGTCCTTTCTTATTAAGCAATGGTTACTTGGTGAGGGTTTACTTGGATAAGGCATTTTTCACCAGCACTTACAGTTTGCAGTGCGATACCGCCAACATTGTAAGTTCCAGCAGTAGTACCAACATTTACAGCCTTACCATCTGCGTCAGACTTGACCAGTGAACCAGCAGTGCACCCACCAGTACCAGCAGTAACCACGCACACATCTGCAAGACCGAAAACCTTGAGGGTTTTACCGGAAGTCGCAGCATAATAAGTCTGAGAACTACCCAGTGCTTCTGCAATACCGGGAGGTGCAAGAGAACCTTCCTGCGCCACACCGATAATAGATTCACCTGCGCCAGACTGCGCAACAGTGAACTCGCCACTAATCCTTACAAATCTTGCAGGGAAAATATTCCCGCTTGCAGTAAAAGCCGGATTGTACAACGGCATTACCAACCTCCTAAATTAGAGAACCTTTTCGGCATTCATTTTGTCCAACGCTTCGGCGTAGGTGATGCCGTGTGATGTTGCGTAGTCGATAGCTGCATTAACCTCGTCCTTGGTTCGACCACGCAACGCACCAGAACGGGATTCGGTTATGTAAGAGGTGCGCATTCCACCAAGTGGTGCTTTCTGATACCTCTTACGAATGATTTGCAGGTGAGACTTGTACTTGGTGTCAGGCATTCCAGACACAAGTTCCAACTCCTCACCACGGTCCAACATGTAACCTTCTGCTTCCAGTTCAATAAGATCCTTCTCACGCTCTGCACGTTGGAACTTGAGCTTGAGTGTGTTAATCTCCTTGTGGAGCACTTGGTTTTCCTGCTCCATTCTGGAAAGCTTGATTCTGTCGTACCTTTTACCACGTGAAGCTTGCACAGGTTGTTCTTCCTCGGCAGATTCCTCAGGAAGTGGTGCACCTTCATCCATTGGCATTTCTTCTGCTCCAGCTTCGGGTGGCATTGCCTCAGGGGGCATTGCACCCTCAGGTGGTGCACCTTCAGGGGGCATTGCACCAGCATCGGGTGGCATTTCACCCTCGGTTGGTACACCTGCATCCTGACCAGACTGTGCTGCTAGTTGTGTAAGGAACTGCCACACGTCAGTCTGTTGGAGTGCGTTAAGTACTGCGTCAACTATTTCTTGTTTGTTATCCATTTCCATCGTCCTTTGATACTTTTTAACCCCGTTCTTACTCAAACGGAGAAGGCCAAGATCCCTTTCTGGAGTAGTTGCACCAAGCAAACTAATGGGATCAATTTTGTAATCTGATAACCACAGTTCAATGCTGCGCCTTGGGAAGTTGCGCACCTTGTCCACTGTGTTTTTGAAGAATTTGAAAGTCGCAGTGATACACTTGCGACCTGTCTTGAAGAATGGTTCAACCTTTAAATTGGTGGCGTACCCAACAATCTCAGGTTGCTCGCTCTCTGGTGCATCGTCCTTCGTGTGTCCGATCACCAGTGGAATTTCATCGCCAGTATTGCTCATACGAGTATTGTTCGTATTTACAATTTCTTGCAACTTATCCTTGTCGAGCCTTATCACCACATTCCCCTTGTTATCCTTCAACTCGTGCTCGTCAAGGATTGGAACATGGTGCTTAACAATCATATCTTCCATTAAGAACCTCTAAACTTATTAATGGAGTTGTATACTGCACCTAATTTGGATGAACCTTTTTCAAACCTCGCCTTACCATCATTCTGTGGTGCAAACTGACCTTTTTTGTAGGTCGCACCACGCATGATTACCTCGTGCTCACCTGCACGGAATTGCCCAGCAGAGTGGTGCTTCTTCCCAAACTTTTGCACACCGCTTCTCATCTTGTCCCATGCCTTTCCAGCCTTGTTGTATTCCCTCTCAGCAGCTTTTGAGAAAGATCTTAGTGCGGGAATACTGTGTTGAAGTTCTGCACTAATTGCCTCAAGTGCAAAGTAGTCGCCGTCTTTTGCATCCTGAATGAGGTGTTGTGCGTGCTCAGGAATAAGTTTTTGATTTACAAGAGAGTCAAGAAGTTTTTGCACACCACTGGAGTGCAGTACAGTGCGAGCATGTTCCTTGCAGTACATCTCCCGCCTGTTGGACTCACTTGTCATATCTGCGTACAAGCTTGGATCTTGTTGCAGTGAGGATACAGCACCCTCTATGTCTGACCACTTAGCACCCGGAACAAGTTGCTGGTACTTGCTCATGTGCTCAGGTTTTATTCCCTGCAAGTCAGGTGCAAGAAGGTCACCAACAGGTGGAAGTTCCTTGTTTGGCGTATTGTGCGCCCTTAGGAAACCTTCGAGGATCCGCCTTGCTTTGTTGAACTTGTAGGCTTTACCTGATTTGCTGAGTTGCTTTTTGGTTTCCCCTGTGCTGGCTTGCTTTGCAGGGGTGGGTGTCCCACCAGAATTGTTGGAAGACCCGGAACTGTTTTGATTTTGCTCATATTGTGCAATTATGTTGTTATAAGCTTGACGGGATTTGGG